GAGCGAACATCGTGATCTGCCAGTCTCCTGCCGTGGAGATCGCCCGGATGCCATCGGCCCGGATGCCGGCGGTTGTCATCGGGCCGTTTGGTGCAGAGACCATCGCGTCATCGAGTAACCTGACAGACGACATCGTCTATCCGGTGATCGTGGCCATCGTCGCGAGTCTCAAGATCGACTCAGAGCAGCCTACCGATCGGCAGGTGATGGGCTTGGATCAGCGGCTATCGTGGCGGGAGACGATCCGCAAGGCATTCAGCAATCAGAGGCTGGACGCGACGCGGGGCTTCAACATGGCGTTGACTCCCTTGGCGATCGTCGACAATGCGGCATTCCAGCGGGATCTGTTCGTCTCGGGGTTTACCCTGCGGATCAGCAATCGGGAGGGCCGGACGTGAGCGATAAGTTCGACTCAATGGACGACTTCACCAAGGCATTTGAGGCGGCGGTCAAGTCGGCAGAGGAAGCTAACTACACAGAGGCGTTGGACGATTGCGTGGGCATCCTTCAGGGGTTCGAGCGGGATATGTTCTTGCGGCAGGCTGGCCCGGATAATGTCGGTTGGGCTCCTCTGTCGATGTGGACGATCCTACGCAAAGGCCACGCGACCAAACTGGTAGACACCACGCGGTTATTCAACAGCCTGACGGCACCGGGCACAGAAGATACAATCTGGATGACGGGGGATACTTGGCTGACGTTCGGAACGTCGGTCGAGTACTCGCACTATCACCAGTACGGCACGAAGGACTCATCGGGACAAGTGCGGATGCCCGCCCGTCCCCATGTCGGTGTGGATCTGACAACGGCAGGCAAGATCGGGCAGCGCTTAGGCGATGCCGTGGCCCAACATCTGGGAGAAAAGCTGAATGGCTGACGCATCAATGGGGCACCAGTCCCGCCTGTCGATGGCTGCGGCCGGGACAGCGATTGGGAGCTACACAGAGGCCTATGAGTTCCGCACGGAGGGGCTGAGGGCGGCCCGCGAGATCGTCGAGACCTCGGGCATCCGGGGGACTCGATCCATGCCGATTGAACGCACGCGAGACGGCACTGTCAGGATTAACGGGACCATCGCATTCCACGCGACCCCCGCGATGCTGGATCTTCTCTTGCCCCGGATCATGGGGTCGGCGGAGGTGGCTGATCTGTTCGCGGTGGCCGAGACGCTGCCAGAGTTTGACGTGCTGATCGAGCGGGTGGCGAAGCGATTCGTTTATTCTGGCTGCAAGGTGGCAAGAGCGACATTCCGAGCGACGGCGGGCGGTGCTCTTGAGTTGGATCTGGAGATCACGGGCAAGAGTGAGACTGTGAGCGCGACGGCGTTCCCGACCATCGCAGCCCCCACCGATCCGCCCTACATCTGGTCGGATGCGGTCTGCACTGTCGAGGGATCGGCCCGCGTGGTGACACGCTGGGAGTTGAGCATTGACAATCAACTGAATGCCCGCTTCTCGAACAGCAACACCGCGACCGACATCCACACGCAGGGCCGGGTGGTCACTGTCTCAATGACCGTCCCCTACACGTCCGACGAGGTGGACTTGTACGGCATCAACTCCAGCGGGGCGAGCGGTGCCACCTTCGTTTTGACCAACGGCGGCCGGTCGATCACGTTCACGATCGGCGCTCTTGCGGTGGCTGATTCGTCGCCTGGTGTCAGTGGCCCGGGCGAGATCCTTCTTGAGATGAACGGCATCGCCAAGAGCAGCGGATCGACTAAAGAACTGTCCATTACCTCTGACTCAACTGCATAATGCCAAGCCCCTTCATACCCGACGGCTACACTCGCGAGACCACCATCCCTGCCTCTGCCCAGTGGGATGAGATCCACCTTGTCTATCGGCCGATGGCTTCCACGGACTTTGCGGCCTATCTCGCAAAATCCAAGGGGCTGGACGATGCGGGGTGGTGCCGATTGGTCCACGACCTGATGGCGGCGAAAGTCGTCTCGTGGAACATTGTCGGCCCGACCGGCGATACCATCGACGTGTCTTCGCAGAACGTGGGGCGACTCACTCACGAGCTTGTCTTGAGGCTGTGGAAGATCATCAGCACACAAGAGAACGACGGAGACGCCACAAAAAACTAGCTGAAGGGGTGCGGCTGCTGATCCTGCACCCCGAAGTAGCCTACCGCGACTGTGCCGACTGTGAGGCGTTCGTGTACGACGAAAAAACCGGGGAGCGATTGCAGCGGCAGGGGAAGCCAGTGCCACGACCGAAGGGCACGCGGGCACCGTGTCGACTCCGCATCAACGGCTGTCCCAAGGGAACGCCTGAGAGCCCCAAGAGCCTCACAGAAGCGAACTGGCTGGCCTATGAGCACTATTCCCAGTGCCGAGCCGTGGGGCAGTTCCCAGACGATCCTATCGTTCGCAGAAACGCGGCAATCATCCGGCAGGCAGTCGACGCGGCCGAGACACAGCAAGCCTATACCATCGCTGGACCCCTCGGGGCATTGATAGGGGGTCGGAAGTAATGGCGATCGAGACTGACGTTGTCGTAAAAGTCCGGATGGAGTTTCAATCGGCTGCTGATGCGCGGCGTGCGGTAGAGGCTGGCGTTGTGGCACAGCGCACGGTCGAGCAAGCTACCCTCGGGATGCTGACCCGCGTCAAGTCGGCCCAGAAGCCAGCGGTCAACGAGCAGATCGCGGAGGTCAAGCGGCTGGAACAGGCCTACCTCGGCATGATCCGGCAGGTGGGGCAGGCGTGGCAGGGGCTCCAGCAATCGATTGCCCGGGGCGGCGGCGGTGGGGGAATGATTCCCCTGCCTGGCGGGGGGCGTGGCGGTGGCGGAGGTGGTGGGCTGATCTTCCCCGGGGCTGGTGGCTTCGGCGGGGGCGGGATGATTCCAGATGACCCGAACCGAATCCGTGGGTTCTGGGGAAATGCCCGTGGGCAACGTGCGCTACCGGGGCCGGGTGGCGGCGGCGGTGGTGGTGGTGGGGCTTTGATGCGTGGCCAGCAGATCATTGAGGTGCAGGCTGTCGCCCGCGAGATCGGAAGCGGCGTTGAAAAGGGAGTCGAGAAGGGGTTGAAGGAAGCCGCAGCAAAGGCGGCAACAGGCAAGGGTGGCCCGGGGTTTTTCAGCGGGGCAGACAACAAGCTAATCACGATCACGTCTGCCGTTATCACCGCCATGAATGTCCCCAAGATGTTTCTGGAGGGGCTGACAGAGTCGATCAACGCCGGGTTTGATCAACTCATGGAAGATCGCTTTGCTGGCCCGGGGCGTGGGTTCTTGGCGGCCACCGGACGAGCGACCGGATTAGGGTTTCTTCAGGGATTTGTGCAAGACGAAGAGCAGCGGAAGAAACCTACAGCACTACAGCGGGAACAGACGTTTGAGTCTGTGCAAGGCAAGCGACTGGAGGCGGAAAAACAACTCAACGGCATCTTGCTGGAGCGGACCAAAGCCGAGCGGGAGTTGATCGACGAACAACGACGGCGGATTGACGCGGCCCGCGAAGAATTCGGCCTGATGGATGTTCGCGAGAAACAGGCGACGCGTGACATCGCCCAGCGGATCGCAGCCGGTGGCGTGGGGCAACTGTCAGCGGAGGAACTCAAGTTCGCCCGGGGCAACGTGGCGTTTCGCGGGATCATCGCCGAGCAGGCCAAGGCCGGGGCAGACGCTGCGGGATTCGCGGAGATCGTCAAGATTCTCGGGCTGGACCAGAAGATCGCGGCGGCTGAAGCCAAAGTGTCGGCTGAGATCAAGCAGACGATCAACATCGATCTTGACCCGTCGAAGATTGCGGACTCGCTGGAAGAGAGATTGGCCCCTCTTGTGCGAGAGATGGAGAACATCACGATCAACAAGCTGCGGTCACAACTCAACGCACAGGCGAACGAGGCGGCAGCACTGCGACGGCAGGGGGTGGGGGCGCTATGATCCTGAAATACGGCACCTACACCCACGCGGACAACGAGGTGACGCTGGTCATCAGCCAGCGGAGCACGTTCAACGAGGTCGGGGCGCGGTCTGGCTACGTTGCCAACTGGTCAATCCGTGGCATCCTACAGGCCAGTACAGAGGCCAATCTGAGGACCGCGATCGTTGCTCTAGAGGCAGCGTATGGCGTCGATGGTCGCGATCTGGTGCTCTACTCCAGCGACGGGACATCGGTTCGGCACTCGATGTACAACACGGGCAGTCGGCAGGGTGTGCGTATCCTCGATCTGTCATACCCCACCGGCGACGGCAGCGAGTACACGACATACCGGACGTACCAGATCACAGCAGAGGCCGAATACAACGTCGATCTGGGCATCCTGTCCTACACGGAGTCGTACACATTCGGCGGAGGGGGGCAGCAGAAGGTTGTGATCCCGACTCTGTACGGGCCACCGATCGAGCAACTCGTTCGCCAGCAGACTTCCTACACCTGCCAGCAGCAGGGCACAGCGGTCGGCGTGGCGACATGGCCGAGCGTCCCCAATCCGGCGTTCCCCTTGGCAGAGCATCGAGACCGGCGGCGGGTGACCTACCAAAGTCCAACGCGACTCGGCCAGTACGGCAATCAGATGTATTCCGTACAATGGGCCTACGAATTCGAATCCCCTTCACCTCTGAGCGGTCGACCGCCGGGATAACGCATGGCTACACGACGATGGCAGGGCGGGGCGCTTCCCGTCGCCCAAAAAGAGACAATCACGATCGGCGGGACGTGGGTCGCGGCGGATACGCTGACAGTGACCTGCAACGGCCGTTCGATCGTTCTGACGATAGGGACAACGGTCACCACAACGCAGATCGCTACCGAGTTGGCTGCGGCCCTCGGGAGCACGTCGACAGCATTGGGGGCGGCGTACAGCGTGACGGAGCGGGGGCCGAATATCGGGGAGTTCCGCGAGTTCGTCAGCGGCGAGACAGTGCCAGCGGCAAGCGGATCGACCGTGGTTCTGATCGGCAAAACGAAGGGCCAGCCCTACACGATCACGGTAGCCAAGTCGTCTACCTCTGGGACCGTCAGCACGGCCACGACGATTTCCGCGAGCGGACCCAATCATTTCAGCACGGCGGCGAACTGGAGCGGCGGGAGTGTGCCGGTCGACTCGGACGATATCGTCATCGATGCTGGCAACGTCGATATCCTCTATGGGCTGGCGCAGTCGGCAGTGTCTCCCGCGTCGATCACGATCACGCAGGGATACACGGGTCGGATCGGACTGCCAGACACGAACCAAGACGACGCAGGGTATCCATACGCGGAGTACAGGGATAAGTACCTGGCCCTCGGCACGTCTGCGGATGCCGTCACGCAAGCCCTCACGATCGGCGGTGGGGATGGCCCGGGCTCCCCCCGGATCAAGATCGACAGCGGATCGGGCCAGTGCAACCTCGTGGTGCTCAACAGCGGCACGCCAGAGATCCTCGGCACCCCTGCGATTCTCTGGAAGGGGACGCACGTCTCGAACACCGCGACGATCAACAGGGGGTCGGTTGGCATCGCGTTCTTCGCGAGTGAGACCTCTGCGGTGATGACCTGCCGGATTGGGTTCGTCAACAATCAGGCGTCAGACGCAACCGTGCGGATTGGATCGGGAGTGACCCTGACGACTCTCACGCAGACCGGGAGCGTGCTCTACACCTCGTGTGCGGTCACCACAGCGACGCAGACCGGGGGAAGCTGGTATCACCTGTCTGGCGCGGCTGTGACTGTCACAATCAACGGAGGGTACTGTTCCTACCAGTCCACCGGCACTCTCACGACGTTGGTGCTGGCAAGCGGTGAGCTGGACTTCCGAGCGGATGCCCGCAGCCGGACCATCACCAACTGCGATCTGTTCGCCGGGGCCACATTCCGAGATCCGGCGGGCACAGTCACTTTCACGAACGGGCTGGACTTGAACCGCACGGACCTGCAAGGCGTGCTGTTGCAGATTCCCCAGAACAAGCGACTCACTTTCGGTAGCGTGTCGTGAACCACTCCTACGCGACCTACCCGGGCGTGCAAAACGTCTTGTCGGCAACGTACACCCTCACGGCGGGGATCACCCCCTCTGTCGTGCAGATGGAGATCGTTCCCCAGACGCAGCAGATCGCGGCCGTGGGGGATGTGGTGTTCGTCCACGGGACAACGACGCTGACAATCCCAGGATGCCGAGCGGATCAGGCCTCGATGGTTCGCGGGAGCAATGGCACGCTGGTGAGCTTCAGCCTGATGGATCGGCGGTGGAAATGGAAATTCGGGGAGGTCTACGGCCACTATAACCAGCGCGATGCCGACGGCCTGATCATCACCGCGACCGAGAAAACTCCCCAGCAACTGGCGACGTTGTGCCTACAGGCGATGGGCGAGACTGCGGATGTATCGCAGATCCCGAACAACGCGAGGCCGGAAGCGGAATGGGTGGCGGAGAATCCAGCGGAGGCACTGGCGAACATCTTGGAGCCGTTCGGGATGATCATCGTGCTCCAGATCGATAGCACGGTAGCTATCAGGCAGCAGGGAGTCGGGGCAGCCCTGCCGGAGAACGCCAATCTGCTGGAGCAGCAGGTATCGAGCAACCCGCCGGAGGTGCCCGCGACGATTCGTGTGCTTGGGGCTGCGAATCGATATCAACGGCGGCTGTCCCTAGAGGCGGTGGCCTATGACACTGACGGACGAATCAGGCCGATCGACCAGCTTAGCTATAAGCCCGCCGGAGGGTGGGGGAAGGAAACGCAGTTTTTCGCTGGCGTACAGGCGAGCGATGCGCGGGCGTTGGCGTTGCGGGATGTGTTCAGGTTGTACCGGATTCGGGATATGAATTCCGTCAGCCCCACAATCATCGTCACGCTGCCCGACATCGTGCAGCAGATTCAACAGCCGTTTATCCCAGTCGGCCCGATTCAAGGCGGCGGCGTGATGGCACCGCAACAGCAGCAGAATCCGCAAGCCGTTCAATACAACGTGCAGTATCTCCGCGAGATCCTCCCTCTGGAGAAGGGGCTTGTCCAGACAGGGCCAGACGCCAACGGAATCAGGCGACGCAAGCCGGAGGCTGTCTATGGATCTTACTATGTCGGGAACATCTCTCTGGAGTTCCCGCGCAACTCATCGGCAGCAGTGGCGACGCAATGGAAGTATCCCGGCCGGTTCACCGTGGAGCATGAGTTGGGAATGGTGCGATTTGATGAGCAAGTAACGCGATGGGATGATCAGGCAAAGCAATTCACAGCGGCCGACTTGGAACTGGAGTGTTCATTCACTGTTCGCAACCCCGACACGAACAGCCATTTTCGTTGGAGTTTCACACAGGCCACGAATGCACCCAGCGGGTACGGCGTGGAAGTTGTGCAACGAGAGGAACTCGTCTGGGAGCGATACACGCCCTATCAGGGGATCTTTCCTCAGGCGTGGCAGGAGAAGACGTACAAGGTGGAGTTGGAGACGCAAAGTGGGTACTACGCTGCCGGCCGACTCGCACAGTACGTCACTCAGTCGGGAGCCTCTGGCCGATACGCGGGGCTTCAGTCAATCAATCCAGACGGGGCAATCTCTCAGGTGACATGGGAGATCGGCGGCAGCGGCTGCTACACCTCAGCCAGTCGATTGTACGAGCCCTCCCCCTATGTCCCGCCCTATAAAGAGCGGCGGCTGAATGACATGCTCAGAGGCCAGCGGAGAGCGAACAAGAACCAACTGAAGGGGCGTCCATAATGTTGGGACTGATCGGCACGGCGGCGGCGGAGAATCAACAGTGGTGGCCAGTTCGCAACGACAGCGGCGAGGAGGTTCCGGCGTTCGCGTGTATGAGGATCACCGGGATGTTCTCGCCGTTCACGTCGTCCGATCTGGGAGGACAGCAACGGGTCGGCGTCGCCAACATGGGATTCACAATCGGCAAGCCAAACACCTACGCAAGCCAACACAGTCATCTCTTCAATGGTGCGGTGCCGCTCGCTGCCGGTGGAATTGGGCAAGGCGTTTTCGGCCGTGTGATGTTGGGGCGATACACAGGCAGTGCACCATCAGTCGGGACGGCTGTCGGCCCCAAGAATGCAAGCTGGGATCTGTGGGCAGGAATCCCCGGGTTTACTGTCGTTGATTCTTCGTTGGAAGACAGCTTTGATGGATCTGATGTGGCGACAGTTCGCGTTATTCAATCGCCAGCCCTATTCCTCAAGGGGACAGCACTGGAAGACATCGGCCCGTTCTCAGGCGATGGGCAGGTAGAGGTAGACACATCTGGGAATCAGGTGACGGCCAAGTATCTGAAGTCGGCTGAGATTGTCACCGGAGATATCGTCTATCTCCATTGGTTCGGCAACTCATTCACCGGCACGTGGTACGCCTCGAAGCCCTGATCATCGTCCAGAACCGGACACAATCCGCAGCAATATCCCCACGGCCACGCCAGCGAGAACACCGACGGCGGCAGAAACGGGATCAACGAGTAGGCCGGGAATCGCGGGCATAATGCCACGATAGCGGGGGCGGCGACTACTAGGAAACGCGGTTTTCAGTG